AAACTGGAAGAATAATGGCGCACCTACATAAGACATCCTAGAGATAGCTCGTTCTAGCAATACTAGGCCATACTCGCCACCAGTAATGCCACGAATATCGCCACCATCAGGAAGAACTTGATTATCAGATTGACTTGTAGCGCCAGATGTCCAATCGGCCTCATCGTTAATATCAGACCAATAAACCTTGTTTTCTTCTCCAGCCACATTAGCAGCCACTACAAAATCTCGTACTGTAGTAACAAATTTAGCAGTAGGAGCAGCAGCAGCCAAATCAGCAAACGCTGAAGAACTACCCAAATTCCATACTTGAAGTTTTGATACACCATTGGCAGCAACCAATGATGGCCCAAACTGGGTAAACATCCAGCGATTTGTGCCTGTGTAATTTCCTGATTTAGACACATTGTCCATGCTTAAGTCTGTGGAGTCGAACTTGTAGAGTTTAGTAAAGCTACCAGCAAATAAGGTAGTTGTTCCACCATACTTGGTAACAAATACATTATTAAGATTTGTATCGGCTGCTGCTGATAAGTCTACTGTATTTGGGAATGGGCCATAGCCTACTGCTTGTGGAACGACATTATAGGCATCTTGTATAGAGCCAGTTATTCCAGCTTGGTCTGGCAGCCATTCGCCAAATTCTACTATTGAGGTAGCCATGTATTACTTCCTGTTGTTTTGTCTGTCCAAGTATTGCTTTGCACATTCGTTGCTGTCCAAGTATTAGAGCCTACAGAAGAATTACTCCATTCTTCTCCAACTCGGTATCCAATAGCAATTATAGAGGCGATGCCTAAAACTGAGGCGTTTGCAGAAACTACTAATCCACCATTTGCAGTAACAGTTCCAATGCCAATAATTGATCCATCAGCACTAGCAACAAGACCACCTAATCCTGTAATCGTTCCAACACCAATAACAGAACCTTCACCATTTAATATCTTAATAGCTACAGCATCTACTGTACCGATACCATCAATTGACACTTCACCATTTTGTACTCTGATGCCTAATGCAGATGTAGTGCCAACTCCATTAATAGAGCCTAGTCCAGATAGGATGGCAATAGGGCTACCATTAATTGTGCCTACACCATCAATAGAACCAGCACCATCTGTAGGCAAAACATCTCCTACTGCATAGATATAATCCCAGTATCCATACTCTACATATTGATCTGCGTAAGCCATTAGCCTACCAAAGCCTTAACTTCAGCTTCTAACACAGCAATACGATTTATATGTTTACTCATGTTACGCCTTTGGGTATTCATTTTTTATAGCTTGGATTGTTGCCTTCCAGCCATCATAGCCTTCATGGTATAAAGTATCTAATTGTTCCTCTATAGATGGGTAGGCTGCTATTCTAGGAGAAATATGTGCATTTGCTATTGCCAGTCTTTCACACTCGGCAGTTAGTTCTGCTTCAGTTGGCTTTGCTACATCTTTGCTGTGCCAAACTATGCCAGAATAATCTGGGCCATGCTGTTCCCAAGGGCAATTTGGGTATAAAGATATTAGTGCTTGCGTAAAGTCAATCATCCTGCAATCTCCATTGCTGTAATTGTGCATTGTGTACCAGCTTGCCAAGCAACTTCGTTAGACCTATTAATATAAAAAGTCTGTGCATAGTTAGTCTGATTGATTTGCATTTTATATGTAATAGCAGAAGTTGTAGCTGGTGAATCTTGAAATTGAAATGGGCAAATAAAAGTACTAGAACCAGTCCATTGTCTAAATTGACCCATTGCAGCCCATGTATAGCTACCATTTACACCACTACCAACAACTGTACTATTTCTTAGCATTTGCCATTGGTAGTTGTAGTTATCACTTGTGGCATATCCACCATTAATATTTCCAAACACTAAAATTTTACTATTTGTAGATGATGGTGTAATAGAAACCTGTAACCCAGAATCCGCCCATGATGCTCCTTTATTTTCACCAGAGCCGCTAAGATTAAACGATGATTGTGTTGTCAAAGTAAAACTTTGAACTTGTAAAATTGCTCCACCACCTCCACCGATAGAACCCCAAGTAGTTGTATATCCTTCAAAGCCACCAGTAGTTGAATTGTAGCGAATCATACCAGCAGCAGGAGAGCCACTACGCTGCCCTGTAGTTCCAGATGGCAGCTTTACTTGTCCTGTGCCTGTAAACGATCCATCGCCTGTAGATGTTAATGAAGTTACTGTTGCTGCTCTAGCAGTAGTAGCTCCAATAGTCATGTTGTCAATTGTTCCTACATTAGTAGGTGCAATTTCAATAGCTCCAGAGCCACTAGGTTTCATGTGAACATGGCCTGTACCAGTAGGGCTAATGTCAATTTGTGCGTTTGCACCATTAATATTTGTAGCTACATTAATTGCTAAATTATCGCCACCACCTGCACCCATACTCATTTGGGTAGTGCCAGCAGAGTTCTTAAGTGCTAAACCAGCAGAGTTTACAGCCTGTACAGATGGAGTAGTTAGCGCAGTAATGGTTAGCGCAGCAACAGTATTGCCAGACTGTATTTTATCTGTGTTTAGATTGGTAAAGTTAGCATCTACCTCGTTATGAGTAAGTGGCGATCCTTTACCAGCACGAGTTACAAGAGTAGACATGGCTTACCTTAAGCTAAAGTAACTGTTACGCTAGATGTGGCAAACTTAAATACATCTCCGCTTGCAATAGTCTTAGATGTAGTTAGCGCACCATGATACAAAAGGTTTCCACTTGTTAAGGCATCAAAGATACCAAAGTGAGTAATTGTTCCCCATGAGCCTGTAGCCTGGTCAAACTCACAAGCAGCAGCAGAGTTAGTAGTTACTCCATTAGAAGGTGCAGCAAAGGTAATCGCCTTACGAGCATAAGAGCCACCACTTACCTCAGATCCCGATCCTGCATCTGTTGGATCAGAAGTAAATAGACCAGCATAAACTGTAGTTGGCGATGTATAAGTAGTATTGCGTAGAGTAGCGTTAATTAATGCGTTCTCTAGGTAGTTTGAGATTGCAGACATGATTTTCCTATCGTGATGTTAATTGCATTGTTAGTGGTACTCCAGCGTACTCTGAGCTTTCATCTGAACCATTAATATCAGAAGTAGCTCTATCGTATAAGGTAGCCCAAGTTTGTACTCTGGCATCGTTCATAAGATAAGGCTCTGCCTCTGCTAAAGATGCGTAAAGCAAAGCATCTGGGAAGTTAGCTAGATATGCGTTAGAGGCAACACTTGTAGATAATGGCGTTGGCTTGTAGTAATAAAGCATTTCTACAACATAAGCTGAATCTGGTACTGGGGCAAACTGGATCTCATCACCAATAACTGTGTAGTACACAGGCAGCCCAGACTCACCAGCTCTAGCATTACGAGAAAACAAAGATGGCGATAAATAGCTAATCGTATTTCTTGGATTGCCTTGGGTAAATATATCTCGCATCTCTAAAAAGTCTGTAGGCAGGCCAACAGTAGAATCACCAGCAGTCATTGTTGCTGTAGCAGCCTTCAATGTTTGGCGAGTACGGATCTCTCTAGCTAGGCGAATCTCTGCAAAGCTAATAAAGTCAGGAATGACAGCAGTTAAATCTGAACGACCTAAATAGTTAGCTATTGAAGTCTTTAGTTCTGTGTATGTTGCAAAGCCCATTAGGACACCTCAATATTATGCCAGCCGTATGTGTAATTACCTATGTGTCCTATCTCCATTGAGAGATCGTGATCCACATAAGTATCTATTCCTGCATCTTTTGCTTTAATGCAAAAGTAAATATCCTCGCCCAATAACTTTCCATTGGGCAATTGCTCAAAGTAGAAGTAAGGCTTTTCCATCTTTTTAAATACTGAATTTTTAATGAGAATGACACCGCACCCAATGGCATCTACCTTCTCTATTCCTTTTTTGACATTGGAATAAACAGGCAGCCAGGATACAGAACCATCTTCCTCATAATTAATGTTTTTGGCAGTAGGCTTTACTGGCTCTGATCGAGTAGTAGCGTTTACGCCAACAATGTCTTTATTATGCTTTAAAAGGCGAACAAGCGCATCTTTTGG